AGGTTCTTCTACAGCATATTTCATAACAAACTTACCTTGTTCGGTTTGTTGCCATTCCCATATTGGTTGTGATGCATATAATTCCGGGTCATCTACATCACCCATTCTAAAAGTATGAACTACAACCTCGTGATATTCTGCTATGAAAATTTGGCCATTCTCTCGTATTTCTTTGTAGGTTATTTTGCCCATTTTAGGTTAAACAGTGTAATAAATTTTTCTGCATCTTGTCTACGGTTAAAGTACCATTGGTCCCAGGCCATTCGTCGGACATCTTTCCATGTGGCTAATTGTTCGTCAGTCCAGTTAACATAATCGTCATACTCTTTATGTTTGTCTATAGTATCATGAAAGGCATTGTCTATTTCCCAACACTCTCTTAATGAAAGAACTGTGTATCTGCCTTTCTTAACTAGTGTACACTTATATTGTGGACCTTTCATTACAGCATTAAAACATTTTTCATAGTCTGGCCCAAGCGAGTTTAAAATATGCTGCCAGGGATCCATTATGCAGGTTTTTTACGCTTGTTAAACCTACGCCTTTTTGGAGCATTTGGTTTAAGGATTAAGGGTTTATGCTTATTCTTTTCTTGGCTGATTTCTATGGCAGCATGAATCTGTTCCGGTGTAGGCTCAAGGTCGGTATCTGTTATGTCAGTCATTTCTAGACCAGCACGTTTAAGCACTTTTTTCATGGCAGCATAATCTTTGCCAATATCTCTCATTGCACCGATAGGTCCGTCTTCATCTTGGCTCATTGTTTCCCAGGTTCTAATTTCCAGTAAATCTTCTATGCCTGTAGGAATAGCGACGACGTAATGATGACCGTGATAGCCATTTATTTCAAAGACATGAACTACTTGTCCTTTAACAAGATAATTTCTTGTACCATCCACACCGTGAATCCAAGCCGGATCTCCAATGTTATAAATTTTCTTAATTGTCATGATTGTTGCGGTTGTTTAGATTTAGATTCCAGTAGGTCTTTGACAAACTTAATTGCCTTACGATCGGAATCATATACATACTCTTGGTCTTCGTCTTCTTCTGACCTTAGAGTAACAATGATTCCGTTTTTGACCTTACGGATCTCTATGCTTTCAAAAAACATGTTGCACCTTTATTTCGGCACACTTAAATTATAATTGAAATGGAAAATACCAATATGTGCTACTTCTTTACTAAGTTCTTGGTCGCACCAAATCTCATATCCTGCCTTCTGTGCCTGTTGGCAGAAAAATATATCCTCACCTATTTCTAGGTTAAGTTGTGGAACATATTCTTGTAGGTAGTGTGGTTGAGGAATACGTTCATATACTTCGCGTTTGACCATAACCAAACCATGTGGAAGAACATCACATAGTTCCATTGCTGGACTATTGTCCGTTGTTTGGAATTCTGTAAAGTTGCCACTTGACCCATTCATCCCTGTAAAGTTGGGATTAGGGAATCTACGTCTACGATAGTTAGCACCTACAATTGCCTTATTTCTTTTAAGTAGACGGATTGGAGTATCGATAGGAAACTTCATGTCCGAATCAACCCACCAAATATAATCAAAATCACTCTTGAGAAAAATATCTACAAGATTACGTCGTGCGATAGTAATTACACTACCAATATTAAATGCACAATTAATTTTGATGCCATGTGCTACCATATTGGCAGCAGCCATGGCCAAATGCTGTGCGAATTCTGCATTTACCATTTCCATAGCAGGAACAGCAATCATGACACCTGGTGGTTTACCCGAAGGTGTTTGTGGCACAGGTGCCTGTGCGGCCTGTGTCATTGGAGGCTTTGCAGCCATTTGCTGTCTACTTGGAATATTCAGTTTACCCTTATGTTTCATTATCGTCCTTAGTTATTTTTGCATTTATATTGTCTGCGGTATCATAGCCCCAGTTCCAATTTATATCAAAGGCTTTAGTCCATGCCTCTGTGTCCTCTTCTTCGCTGATCATGTCCTCTAAACTTGTAGCAAACCAATCTGCAAAGTTTTCTGGGTCAACCCATCCGTATTGATCTATTACACCGGGTTTGGTTAAGATTTGTATAATAGAATGTCCATCAAAACTGCCGTCCACACATTCTTCTAATTCTTCTATGCTTAGGTCTAGCGGGCTTTGACCTGGGCGTTCAATCTCATCAGTCTTTACCATATTATTCCTTTGAAGTTTGTATTACTTCGATTCCTGATTTCTTTAAAAATTTCACACCGGAATCATCTCTATATTTTTCACCGTAATAGACACGACTTATACCACTCTGATAAATCAGTTTAGCACATTCTAAGCAGGGGCTGTGAGTAATAAACAGGTCAGCGCCATCGCCGCTGTCGTTAGACTTGGCCAACTTAGCAATGGCGTTTGACTCTGCATGAAGCACTTCTGGTTTAGTTTTCAATACAGATGATATTCCATCTACCAGCACATCTTCACAATCATTGTCCCAACCTGCAGGCATGCCGTTATAGCCAAGTGAAATGATACGATCATCTTTGACTACGATGGCACCGACATGTAGTCTTTGAGCATAACTCAGTTCTGCTACACGTTTAGCAATATCACTGTAAAGATTAACAAACTTTTGTTTCATTACTTTTCATGACCCTTCATTGAAAGGCAAATATCATAAAATTCTTTCTTTAGGGCAGGATCTTTTTCAAATGCACCTAGCATAATGGCAGTGGTCATATCGCTTTCATGCTCTCTAACACCTCGCTGTGTCATGCAAAAATGCTCTGCCTTTACCACCACAGCAATGTTTGGTGTTTTGGCATATTGTTTTAGAGCATCTGCAATCTGCGTAGTCATTTCTTCCTGTATTTGAGGGCGTTCACAGATATGATGCACTAATCTATTAAACTTACTCAATCCAATCACTTCTTCTTCTGGCACAATACCTACCCAACAACGTCCTACAATATTTTGAAAGTGATGAGCACAGGTTGACCTAATACTGATTGGGCCTGTGGTATACAGGCTCTTATAGCCCATGTTAGGAAACGCTGTAATCTTAGGTACTGCTCTGTATCTGCCATTAAATGTTTCATGTATAAACATCTTGGCCACACGCCTTGCTGTATCCTGTGTGTTATGATCATGTTTAGTATCAATAACCAAACTATTCAAAACACTGTGGAACTTTTCAGTTACTTCGTCGACTAACAAATCGATCTCATCTTCATTTCTAATAAATTCTGCAATGTTGTCATTACAGTGAAAACGTGCCCCTGCTTCATTGATACGTTCACGAATTACTTCGCTCATCGGTCTTCCAAAAACTGCACCTTCATATCCAGGGTGATAGGGTGCATCTTCTACTAATTTTTTATTCAATTTATTCTCCGAGTTATCGTCGAGGATGACGTTCATGTATTTAGACCTTTCTTCATCCCTGAAGATTATTTTCGCACCACCTAAGGTGCCTGGCATTTCCATTATAAATTTTTCAGTCATTTAATAATCCGCTAATCATCATTTCACGTTCCGTCATATGTGCCACAGGCTTGATCCATCCCTTTCTAATGCACTCTACTAATATATTTTTGTAGTTTTCTGGACACTGTTTATTGATAACAATACTTGCCCTATGTGCTGCACACAATCCATCATGGATTATAAACTTAGGATCATCGTATTTTATTGTTCGTATTGCTGTGTGGGGTTTAACGTTCATGCTAACAGTATAGCACTAAAACACTACTATGTCAACACCATATCCAGGTATTATCTTTATATGGTTTGCCAATTTCCGCTAAAGGTAGGTATGACGTTATTTTACGTTTGAGTTTTTGTATAACAGGGTGCTCGTGGTCGTAGTTAAAAATGTATAGATAATATTTGTATAAGCAGTGTTTTCTGGGGCGATGGCAGCGTAGATATTGATCTATAAGTCTTTTATTTCCCCTAAACCGTTCATATATTTCGCAGGCTATGTTAAACCCATAGGCATCAATTTCGTCTCTATTGCCCAAATATCTCTGTTCACGTCTTTTATAAGGGTTTTCGTCTTTACTATAATAGTCTCTGGATAAATGAAAATTACGACGTCTATGTTGTCGCATATGGATAACTTCGTGTAAAATAGTGTCTGCTATTTCCGAACAGAGATAATCGAAAAAATCTTTTTTAAATTTTATTGTTTTATCAAATGGGCAATATAACAGATTTAGAATGATGCATTTTTGGTTGTCTTGGTCCCAATCGAAATTATATTGTCCAGATATGACAATTGTACCTTGACTTACATTATAGTTTTTCTTTTGGCAAACCCTTACGGGCACTAATTTTCTTATATGATTTGCTAATATTTGGTAATTGTCTTTTGTTGTAAGTCTAGAACCTGTCATCACAGGTTTAATCTCCTGCAAATGGTTAATGATGCTTGCTTTTGTTAATGTTGACCAATCACAGGACTTTTTTGGCATATCTAATAAACTTTTACCCCGTATTTAAGTTCCCATCTTTCTGCATCAGACCAAGAATTGACCAAAGGTTCTCCTTTTATGTTAAGGCTGGTATTCATTAGTATAGGGCATCCGCTACGATCATACCAATGCTCTAACAACTGTCTAAAAGTTGGGTTATCTTCTCGACTTACAGTCTGCACTCTACTGGTATTGTCATAATGACAGATGCCAGGCAGCAGATCAGGTTGAATACAATCTGCTACAAATTGCATATATGGTGCAGAGTCTACAGGCATGTCAAAGTATGTTTTAGCATGTTCTTTTAAGACTGCGGGAGCAAATGGTCTAAATGCCTCACGCTTTTTTAACGCATTCATTCTATCCTTAGCGTTTGGTCCTCGAGGATCACATAATAGACTACGATTACCTAATGCTCTTGGTCCAAATTCTGCACGAGCATTTGCGACAGCCACCACTTTACCATCCATTAGATCGGAGACAATACTTTCTATGTCTAATGGTCTTGCTATATCAGTTCCTAGGTACGGGCCCTGCCAATTCAAATGTTGTTTGGTTAGAGCAGCAACGGCACCAATAGCACTGCCTGCATCTCCAGGATTGGGCATAATCCAAATATTTTCATATATTCCTAATCTAGCGATTTTTGAATTCGCTACACAATTTAGAGCGCAGCCACCCATTAATACAAGGTTTTTATTCACAGGTGCCCATAAGGTAATAGTTGACAGGAGACCTAATATATATTGTTCATATATGGCCTGCACCGTAGCGGCTATGTCATAATCTGTAGCACCTTGGGGTCTATCCCACCAGCGACATCCTTGGTGTAAATTGTGTTTTAGTTTTAAGTCGGGCGGATTCCAATCTTTAAAAAAGAAATCTATCATTTCCTGCTGATATCTTGGTTGGCCTAATGCGGCCATGCCCATTAGAATATATTCTTCTTCGTTAGGTTTGAGACCGAGATAATGAGTGAACGCTGTATAAAATAAACCGATACTATTGGGATATTTTTTGCTCCATTGTTTTTTAATACTAGTACCTGAGCCCTTCCAATAACTTACTGAGTCCCATTCACCGATAGCATCTACTACAACAATATCTGCTGAATCAAATCCACTGGTATAATATCCGGCAGCAGCATGGCTTTCGTGATGCCATACATATTCAACAGGCAAATGACCTAGGCCAATACGATTTAATTCTTGTCTTGGATTTTTAGCCCATGGACGCTCACCACTCCATAACCTACGAAAGTTTTTTGGCCAAGGACGTTCAAACCATATAATTTGTTTAGGGGATCCATACTTATAAACTTCTTTGGCCATATCCTCGTTAAGTAGAGGATCGTTTTTTACTCGAGTATATCTTTCAGAGTGAGCAGCCCATAGAATATTTTTGCCATCAATGAGCGCCATACTAGCGTCATGATTTTGACCAGTTATGCCGAGAATCATTTGTAGATAAAGGGATCGCGTTTACGCAATTCTTCAATTCTCTTTTTTAGATCACGTTTGCGTTTAATATTTTTAAAAAAATTTATAACTTTTTGTACTATGTCCATGCTTATATTTAATAAAAAAGGGCTTTAATTAAGCCCTTTTATGATTGCTACTTGTCTTGCAAGGAACAATTTCCATCTTAACTGTTCTGGTAGATCTGCGTGTTTGTTTTGTTTTTCAACTCTTAAACGACGTTTTTCAAAGAACAGGTCTTCATCATCAACAACAAGGGTAGGATCTACCCCAAAGTTAACAATCTTAGCAAGACGATGTGGATTACTTCTTAGCAGCTTCGGCTTTTTTATCGTCCTTTTTGGCCTCTGCCTTAGGAGCCTCCTTCTTCTCTTCTTTCTTAGGAGCGTCAGCAGCAAAAGCGGTTACAGCAAAAAGACTAGCGATAAGTGTAGCGATAAGTTTCATTTTATTTTCCTTATAAAAAACAGATTTCTCTGTGTACTAATATTAACGCACGACTTGTATTTACGTTTACAAGTTTGGTTAAATTGATGTGGTCGGTAGGCTTCGAACCTACAAGAGCTATGTCTAAGACTTCGCCCCGTCCTGCCATAAAGACAGAGGTCTTCCAATTCCCCTCACGACCACGTGTTTACTATACAGATATTTACGAGTCATGTCAACGATATTCTGCGCCATTTTTGCTATAATATTTCTTTTCAGGATCATAATGAGCAAATTGATCATAATGTGGTTCATTAGGTAGTACACGTTGGCCCACAAAATAATCTCCAATATGGTGTATAAATGGTCTTCCGTCGGTAGTTTTAATATGAGCTGATATCAAGCCTTGGTCTTCTAATAAAGCCTTGCCAATCATGCCTTCGTTAAAATTTATTTTACTATAGATTTCGTTAGGATAATGTTTAGCATAAAAATCGCTATAGCTATATCTTACCCTATCCATAGAGTATAGGCTGGCCATTGGGCTAAAAATTGCACTTTCTCGTTCATACCGATAGTTGTTCCAGGTCCAGTCTGATCCTAACGCCTGCGTTTCGCTCTCATTCGAATACCATGCTTGCCGTTTTAATACAACCTGTGATAGCAATTTATCTAATTCTAATAACTTTGCAAGATCTAATATCTTAACTGGTTCTATAATTTCTACATCATCTTCTTGATGCCATACATAGTCATAATCTCTATTTCGTATTAGGTTCCAAAATTCAGTCCACGTAACACTAAGACCTTTATTAACTTCGTGAAGATATATCTCGTCGTAGCCAAATAGTTTAACTAAATGAGTTATAAGTAGATCATTTCTGCCTTTAGGAAAATCATCAATGAATATCTTATCAACTTGGCAACCCGAAAAATCTAATAGATTTTGTGCTTCAAGAGTCCGACAAAGGTATTCAATCCTGTTGGTAGAAAATATAACCTGGCAGATTTTAGGAGTCATTAGTAGCGTTCAGTGTTAAAGAAAAAAGTTTGGAATAGTCTACCATTATGATCGTTATCACCGAAATAATCCAAACTGGCATGGAATAGGTCGCCACGATAGATTACAAGTCTATTATACTTGTTACCTACAACATCAAACAAATCCCATTTAGTGTAATCATAGCCTTCCCAATCTTGAGTAGCCTTACGATGTTGTCCTGTTGCCTTATGTCTATATAATCCAGTTCCGCTAGTATGTGGTGCATCGGGTGTAAGATAACATACACCTGCCCACATATTATATGGATCGCTGTGTATCCAGGTTCTATCCTGCGCTGTGCATAGTTGAAAGGCGCCGGTGTAACCTGATCCTGCAAAAACTTCAGTTATTTTTCCTGCAAATTGCATGTTATATTCTATAGCCGCTTTAACATCATCAGTCCAAAAACTTTGAGTGCGTTTTCCGGGGTAATTGCCGGTTACACTAAACTCTTGACTTAGGGCAAAGTTTCTAACATTGTCTGGGTTGACATAAAAGTCATCTATAATTAATAATGATACATTCATAGTTTAATACCTCATAAATCGCCCACTGGCGCCTTCCCAACCATAGACTAACCAATCTGTTTCAATTACTTGATTCTCAAATGGTCTAGTAAAAAAATAGCTCAACGATTCTACATCCATATGATACATTTCTTGGCGTAGGCACATGGTTTGTAGTGCTGTTAACATGTCCATCATATTTCCGTGTCGTTCTCTGCCCCAACCATAAAGCACTGTGCAATATTGCCTAAGTTTATTGTCGCCTTGTTCTTTTCTACGATCTATTAGGCCATATCCCCATGAATCATGCCATTCAAACTTTAGGGGTTTTTTGTAAAACATCTTATCTAGGTTATGTTCATTGAAGACGCTTATATCAAATCTACTATCAGTGAAATACCTGCCACTTAACTTTATGAAATAGTCAACATGTTCTAATTGCTGTCTACGTTCTCTTAAAAATGTAGTAAGCATTTTACATTCGCAATAACTCTTATGAGGATGTGTTCTCAGTGTTTGATGTATTTCTGGAAATTCTTCTTTGATAGAGATAAACTTTATATTTGGTCCCCAGGCAAATTGATGCCGGTATTCTGTATTTTCGCTGTTGTCTAAAACATATATTTCAGTATCTTGGTCAGAGACTAGGTCAAGACAGACCATTGTCATAATAGTTTGACGTAGCCGTTCTTCTGGGCTAAAAAATGTTCGTGTTTTAGTGTAAGTCAGCGGATAATTGTTATCGACGTCTATGGAACTAGTTACTAAGAAGGCTTTTTTCATTTTCTGTAGAAGTTCTGTTCAACTATTTTGATAAAATAGTCATGCATTTGTCTATGAACAACACCGTCTTCGTAGTTGTTCATGGCATAGTCATAACAGTCCTTTGGATTTATTGTAGATACATTTTCTATAGCGGAACAAAATTCTTTGAATTCTCTACAGCGATAACCTGTTATTCCATTAATAACAGTCTCTGTAAATCCACCCCAATCACTGGTTATAGCCGGAGTTCCTGAAAAGTATCCCTCAACTACCATATTACCAAACGGTTCTACATAATAGGTAGGACCAATAATAGCACGAGCCTTGCTCATTAATTTGCGTCTCTGTTCAACGTCGCATAAACCTACGTGTTCTACTGTAGATGGAATCTCTGTATATCCCATGTTGTGTAAATGACCCGGTCCTGCTAGAATAAGCCTCACACCTGTTTCTACAGATGCTTGAACAGCAATGTTAACGCCCTTTGTTTCAATGACACGCCCAAAGTATAATATGTAATCGTCTTTATCTTCACAGTAATCAAATTCATCAGCAGTTATACCATTTGGAATAACAGCGTCAAACCAACTCGGTGTCATTAGCATATCTCGTTCACCATAAAACATATGCATATGGGCATAAGAAGTGAAAACACGATATGGAGACCATATAGCTTTGGTATTATATCCGATGCTAGGTTCGACTACCTTAAGTTCTTTGTTCATATCACAGGCACCCTTGTTTTCAATGCCGTGAAAACAAACTATGATATCTC